AAATCTTGATGCCAATTCGTCGAATGATATCAAAAAATATTGTTCTGATGGAAAATCACTCCCATATGACGCTTCATAAAGTGGGTAGTCTTTTGATAATACTTTGTGCATAAAAAAATTATAACAATATTTTATTTAATAATAAACTAATTCAAACAAATTGTTCCGAAATCTTTTAAATCCATAAAAATACTATCATTCTTTTTTTCGTTTGATGATTTTAATAATTCATTTTTAATTTCTTCAAATTCGTTTCTCAATAACATTGGGTCACCATTTTTTTCAAAATTTTTTTGAGAGGAAATTGCAACTTTAGAAAAAAAATCTTCTTCGTTCACATTTTTAAGAAAATATTCATGTGCCTCTTGGTTTGTATCTAAGAATTTTTTAATATTTCCAATATAAATTAAAACTTCGGGTGACATATAGAATTATAGTTTTTCAATTTGTCTCAAAGTTAACTCAACTGGTGTAACTCTACCAAAAATTCTTACTTCAAGAGATACTTTTTCACCATTAATTCCTGAAATAACGCCTTCAAATGATGTAAATGGACCATCAACAACTTTAATCGATTCACCAACTTTATATTGATGTTTTAATGTTTGATTGTGTTCATCCAATTCATCATCTTTAATCACTCTTTTTACATCTGATTCTCTTAATTTGATTGGGATTCTTTCTCCCATAAATCCCATAATACCATTGAAACCAGAAATATATTTTAATTCTTCCTCTGAAAGATTAGTTTTTGTTTCGAAGTAAAGATAACCACTATAAAGAACCTTTTCTCTTACTACTTTTTTATTTTTTACAACCTTTAATTCTCTTTCGGTTGGACAAACGAATCTCTCAATATTATTTATCTTACCTTGTAAGATTTGTTTATTAAAATCATCTTTTAAAATTCTTTCTTTACCTGGTAAAACTTTTACCACGTACCAATTTGATTCCATAATTTAAATTTTTAAATAAATAGTGAACTTAATAGTTCATAATTAATAATTCAGTACCTACGTTTTTTTCTTTCTTAGTTGATGCGGCCTTACTGAAATCTTTCCTTTCCCATTTATATTGAGTTTCACCAAACATCGACAACTGATTATTTTTACCTACTGTGATTGAATATTCAGGAAACCATTCTTGAAGTTGGGGGAAATCATAATATGAGAGTGAAAACTTACCCTTTATTGATTTGATGGTGTTAGCAAGTCTTTCGTGATCCTTTGAGTCAAAATCATGATTTGAATAATAGTTCTCGGTTTTCCAATAAGGTGGGTCCATATAAAAATATGTTGTGGGAGAATCATATTTTTTAACCACTTGTTCAAAATCAAGATTTTCAATAAAAGTAATTTTATCAAAGTGATTTCTATATTTTGGATTTTTTAATTTATCCATAAACACCAATACTTTACATCTGTATTTTCCTTTGTAATCCATGTACGATGCTGTCTCAGGTTTTGATCCTGAAAAAACTTGACCCAATACATAAACATATTTACACGCAACTTCTAAACTGTTTTCTTCTGTAATGACAAAATCATCACTAAAAATTTCTTTTTGATATTGGTTAAACATTTGTTCATATTCGGGTGGAGTGTCCTGAACACCGAGTTGTTGACAAGGGTATTGTGACAATGCATCCCATAATATATCATACTGTTTAGTCCACTTAAAAAGGTTAGTATTAAGTTTATTAAAGTCATTATATACGACCGTTTTAAGATTTGGGTATTCTGATAGTTCCATATTAAAGAACACCCAAAACATACCTGAAAATCCCTCCACATACGTTTCAATATCTTTAGGAATAAAAGGTACTATCCATTTACCAATACGAGCTTTACCACCGATATACGATATCATTTATTTATCATTAATGTTTAATATAAAATATAACCTTTAAAATTGAAAAAAAGAAATAAGTTTGGTATATTTTATTATGTCTTGTTCAAAATGTAAAAAAAAGGAAATGAGGGACCTCATAGAGAGGGAACTAGTTAAAACGGAAAAATGGGCAGCAATTATACTATTGTTATTTGCATCAATATCTCTTTATGGTGTTTATTATCTTATATCTAAATTATTATGAAAAAAGGAAAATATTTCATTGTTCTTTTTTGTAATAAAAAGAGAATTAAGATTCTTTATAAATGTATGAAAAGAACAACTATTACGGAATATTGGCACGAATTTAAAACTCAACGTAAACCAGATTTTGTAAAAATTCAAGGTGGTAAAAGAAATCAAGAACAAATTTTCGAATTAGCACTTGTTTTTCCAAAGACTAGATGGTCAACTAATCCTTGGGTAAAGGACAGTCTAGGTAGGAATATTTCAGCAAACATGGAAGACGAGAAATTTAGAATAAAAGAAATTATTCCTTATTGGAAAGAAGAATTGATTTACGATTTTCAAATTAAAAAAAGAATAAGATTTAATGAAATGATGGGTAAAATTTATCCAATTACAGAAATAGCACAAATATTCACATTAAATAATAAATTGTTCGTACAGATTGAAAATGATGTTTGGTTGTACGGAAATAAAAATCTAACAGATAGTGAAAGATTATTTGAATTGGTTAAAGAAAATATATTAAAACAGAAAAGAGGTAATTTTATTTTTGTAAAAGACGTTACAACCCATCAGAGAAAACTATTATATAACTTACTAGAATCTAAAGGTTTTAAAAGAAGAGAACTTTTTAGACACTACTCGTACTAAATACGATATCTACATTACCAATTGTAATTGTAAATTTATCTTTAGGTATTTCATTTTGTGTATTATTCTTTTTTTCAAGATATTGAAATATCTTCTCAAATTCAATTTTAGATACTTCAAACACTATTGTATTTGATTTGATATTGGCATTAAGTTTTTCCATCAAATCAGATATTATGGCTAGTTGGTTTAATAAATCACCCTTTTTTGTCATAACCAAATATCTTTAAGATTTTTTTAAGTATGGATTTTTTAGGTTTTGGGGTTTGAATAAATAGATTTTTCTTATCTATTTTTTTTATTTCTTCAATCGTCTGATTCTTGTGTGTCTCCACCTCCTTCTGATCTTTCACCATCTCCCTCTTCAACCAATCCGATGCTTGTTGTATCCTCTTGTTCATCTAGATTCAATAGATTTATATCTTTTAATTTATCAAGAGATTGTTTTTTAAACAACTCTTGTAATTCTTTTACTTTTTCTTGAAATAATTTTTGTTTCTCTTCCTCTTCTTTATTAAGTTTAATTATTTCATTGGCACAAGCCAATGCAACATCATATCCATTTTGAGTTGCACTTGATATCAATGATAATAAGGTATACTTATCATTTTTATCTTGAACTTTAATATTCAAAATACGATATGGTTTTATAATCTCATCGTACTTCCATGTCAATGGAATTTTAATGTCTAAACTTACGTTATTTTCTATTTCTCTTAAAGAAAAGAAATAAGGTCTTAATGATTTTATATTTTCAAACACAGTATTAAATTAAAAAATAGGTTATTATATATGCCGAAGCAAAGTGAAGTAATACCTTTTCATTTTTATCTATTTTCATTTCTTCAGGATTTTCCTGAAATAATTTAATTACAAATTGAAAAACAAATTTTAAGGTAAAAATCAAACTAAGAATTAATACAAACAACTTTATTTCGTTAATCATGTTTTTTAATTTCGTCTAAAATTTCTTTACGGTACTGTGAGATTAGGAGTTTAATTTCTTGAGCATATTTTCTTGCTCTTATTGATGCACTTCGATTCCCTTTTTCAAAAACCTTTTGAGTATCTACTGACATCTTTTCAACCAACTCCTTAATTTTTCTTAAGGTTTCCATATTATTTCGGTTTTTAATATCAATATATGGAAAAAAATTTACTTTTTCAAGTTTTGATCTAACATTTTATAAACCTCAGTTAACATATCAAGTTCTGACCTTGATTTCTTATGTTTAAAATCAAATAATTTATTGAGATATTCTAGAATTCTTGAGTTATTCCCCTCTAAGTTAGTAAGATAAAACGCTTCAATATAGAAATTACTGAAATAATCTTTGTGTGAACCGGTTTCCTTAAAATAAATTCTTTCTTTTGAAAAATTATCTATAGTTTTATTCCAACACCATGTAAAATGTCCCTTTTGATCCTCTTCGTATTCAAATACGTCAGGACCAAGGTATGTTTTTTCAATAAGTTCGTGTAATGAAATTAAAAAATCACGGAATAATTCAGTTTTTTCTCGAGATATATTATATGCTCGATACCAAACATCTATTTGATTTTTATAACTTTCAGAAAAAATAAACTCCAAGTACCCTTCTTTATTTTCCATATCCTTTAATTAAATAATATAAGGATAAAAGAAAAGAAAAAGAAGATATTACTGAGTTTTCTTATTGTAAGATGCTATTTTTTTCATCTTTTCAATTTCTTCTTTTAATAAAGAAGAAGATTTTACTTCAGATTCATTTACTTCTTCAACAGGTTGAGCATCTTTGTTGTACATTGGTGCCTTCTCCTCTTTCTTTTCTTTTCTTTCAGCCTGTTTAGATAATTTTTTACCCAAATCACTCTTTACAACATTAGCAGCTTCTTGTGAGTTACCCATTTTAGAGTCACCTTCTAATGCTGACTTTAATCTTTCTTTAAATCTCTTAGATGGTTCATAATCATAATCTAAGTCAATTGATTTTCCACCTCTATTGTCTTCAACAAACTCATTTTCTTCTTCGTTATTTTGTCTAGCAACCTTAGTTCCACTATTATTTTGATGTGGGAATTCAGGATTATCACTACCTTCTACTGTTGTGGCTTTTTGGATTTTTTTACCCACCTCTTTCGCATTTTCCTCGTTATCTTTTTTGGATTGAGTTTGTGCTCTTTTGGTAACTTCTAAACCAGGAACCGATTCTTTAACCATTTTCTTAATCAAATTAACCATTTCTGATTCACTTAAACGAAGTACTTTTTTCTTTGTTTTTGATTCATTCATCATAGAACCACACTCACTACACATACCTTCCTCATTCAACATTGATCCACACTCATTACACATACCTTCACCTTCTTTCATGTCCATAGACGAATCTCCACACTCATTACACATACCTTCTTCTTCCTCTAATTGTTTCCACGATTCTTGAACATTATGTGTTTCACCATCAAATTCGAAGGTTTCTTCACCCGCTTCCTTTGCTTTTAGTGCTGCATACGCGAAGGCGTTACCTTCCATTGGTTCTTGATTTTCCATATTTTGATTTTCTTTTTCTTCTAATTCTTGACCCATTTGATCCATCTTTTCAATCATATCTTCATATGATTCATAAATCTCAGGTTCGATTATGAGTTCACCTTTTTCTTTTGCTTTATAATTTGGTAAGGCCTCTTCCGCTTCTTCTTTTGAATTAAAAGTTTCCAATGGTTCACCATCAAGTTTTATATGATAAACTTGTTTTTTACCACCTTCAGATTCAGAAATTATTGTTCTTTTAATCTCTTCTGATGCAATACTTTCAATTAAAGAGTTGATGTCTGATAAATTCATACTTATAAATATCTTATTTATTTCATTTAATACTATTTTTTCCATTTCTTTATATGGAATACCATATTTGTCTGAAATTTCTATAACGTCATTTTTAATTTCAAGAAGTTCTATGGCGTTTATGTCTCCTTGATTACAATAGGGGTATTTTTTACACTTTTCCTTTATTTTAATGAAAATACCACCAGGTCCTCCCCATTTAGGAAAGTTCTTATCCTTTACTGCTCTCGAATTTTTAACACTCTTTTCACCATTTATTTTCAAAGGATTTTTACCTCCATTTCCAAAAGGTGCATCATACGCCCCTGAAGAAGATGCATCAGTTGCTTCTTTTACCTCTTCCTCATTTACATTGTATTTTTTAAAATTATTAGGTTTATATAAATCTTTTTTCTTTATAACACTACCGAATGCTGGCCCAACAAATGCACCGGCGGAATCGGCACCCATAGACTCCTTAGTTTCAATTTTTTTCAATTTACTATAATAGTTAGGGTCTTCCCACAAGTGATCTAAAGCAATTTCTTTAGCTTTGTCCTTATCGTCAGTATGTTCCATTTCAACTTTTAAACCCATATCAAGTTGTTTGTTTAGAGATTTTACCATGTCTTGAATATGGTAATAACCTTTTGCGTTATGTTTCTTTGCTATTTGAACTAAAGATTTATTATCCGCCAAACCACCTTTAATCTCTTCTGTTTCATTAATTTTATCCCCAATATTTCCAATAAACACATTGAGATTCACACCCATTGCTGCCGCAGTACATAGTCTTGTATTACCAGCCATTAGGACATATCTACCGTCTAATTTGGCTATTAATGGTCTTTTATATTCCCCACTCTCGATTTCTTTTTTAAGTACTTTAGGACTCGTTTTTTTATACTCTCGTGCAATTTTCTCTACGGTTTCCCAATCTCCCTCCTCAACTTCATTTGATTCCGTATTTTCTAATACATTCCAAATGTCGTCGGTTAAAAGTTGTTCTTCAGATTTTTCAAGAGAATCAATAACCTCATCAACTGAAACCTCAATACCTTCATCTCGGCTTAACTCTTGTGAAAATCTTTGAATTTCCTCAATTTCACCCTCAATATCAGGTCTAATATGTTTTTCTTTATCTAACATTTTTTAATGCATTTTCCCAAAATGACTTTCTCTGCCATAATGTTTTAAATAATTCAACAACAACTTTAGTTGAAAGATCAATTACTTTATCGTTTATGTCTCTTGTACCCATTTCTTTTTTAACCATGTCCACAACAATTTTATGAGCTTGTGTCGAGTCCATAAAACTTTTGATTTCTTTTTTGGTTATTTTCTCAATTTCTCTTTTGTCTGAATCAGTTAGAGCCATTTTAGTTATTATTTCTTTGTCTTATTATTGGGTTTAATGTGTCTTCAAAAACTAATTGGAATTTAGATAATTTATCTATTATAGATATTGTTTCCGTTTCTATTTTTAACATGTCAGCATTTATATAAAAACCTGATTCATCACCAGCAATCAATACAAAATTGATTTCCACATTAGAAATTGACCCATCCAATCTAATTTGATTCATATTAATAGTTAATCCGGGCTCTAAGTTCGCAATTTCTGACACTTGTTGTCTGAAAGAATCTATTAACCCCGATATCCCATTTTTTTGATCGTCTGTTAATTTCATATCCATATTATCGTTGGATAAAAGTTTAACATCTACGTCATTAATAACATCTATATCATCTTGAGTATTAGATGTTGTTGACGAATCTTGTTCTCTTAGGATTTTAACATTTTTTGTTGATTCCGTAATCCTTCTTAGGGTATCTAACATTTTTTTTGTTTCGTCGTATCCTATGTTTGTTCTATTTTGCATGATTAAATAATATTCTAAAATTGAATGATGGGTTTATATCTGTATAAATATTTGAAAAATTGGATTTACAAACAATACCGTTAAATTTACCTATATTTTCGAGGTATCCTTGAGACGGAACGTGTTGTTTAAAGATATCATGTTTTTCACATAGAAAATCACACAGTTCAGAAACCTTCTCCATTTGGATATCATTGTACTTATCCCAAAAATAATGGTTTCTCCAATTCTTGATATGTGGTTCTGAACGATATGGATTATCAATCCAATTAGTATATAGTCCTGTTATGGTATTTTTATTTAACCATCCCAAATTTTCGATTGCAACCTTAATTTGTTTCCTATCTAAAGATGGATTATCAAAGGTTTTAGAACTATAATTGGTGTCGAATAATTGAAAGACCATACCCATTTTAGTTACAACAAAATGAGGTATGTCATCATACTTACCATTTCTACGATATTTGATTTTTTGTATAAAATCATCCGCCCTCCTTTGGGTATCGTAGAGTAGTATTTGTGTTTTTTTGGATTTTCTTTTTACAACATTTATTTTAGACTTATCTAAAACGTCTACGTCTTGAATTACCAACATTTCTAGAAACTATTTTTTTAATTATGGGTTGTTCAGTTGGTGTTGGTGTTGTAATAAAATCTTCTTCTTCTATAGGATTTGTATCATCTAATTCCCAATATAAGTCATCAGGAGTTAAGGTTGGGGTTGCCTCCACCAAATCTAAGGATGGAAAATCTTCCATGTTTGAGGGGTTGTTTACCTCCTCCTCTGAGAGGGGTTCCTCTATAAGGAATTTTTTTTTTCAACTAACTCTTGTGAGTTAATTGATGTTGGAATTGGTTCCTGTGGAATCTCTTCCGTAATTTCATTCGAAATAACTAAATCGGGTATCACTTCTACCGATATTTCAAACTCTGGATATATAACCTCAATAGGTTCATTTATAATTTCTTCTTGGAAAATATTCTCAGAATTAACCTCTATAGTGGAAAAATTTTCTTGTTCTTCCTCTTCGGTTGGTTCTATAGTGGAAAATTCTTCTTCATATTGTTTTAATAATTCCTCCGCATTTGAATTCTCTATGATTTCTTTTGATTCTTCCACTTTTTCAGTGAATAAAGATTCATCGTACAATCCAAGTTCTTGGTCTAATCTCATAATTTCTGAAAGTAGTTCTCTTTGTTCTTCCTTTGTGGGTTGTACTGGATTTTCTATTGGTTCAAACACAACTTGTCTTAAGTTGATTGTTTTTGTTTCTACTGATATTGGTGTATCGTTTACGATTTCTTCCTCTTCTTCAACCAACTCAACATCGAGGTTTTCTCTGTATTCACTATTTGCCAATGCGGTTGGTTCTTCTTCCTCTTCTTCGGGTAGATAAATCTCTTCACGTTCTTTTTTTAACTCCTCAGCCCTTTCTAAAATTTGTCTGTGTCTAATTTCTTCGGCTTTTTTTAAAATATCCTCATCACTTAGTTCCGACTCCTTTTTTCTTTTTTCTTCATAACGTATGGCAGCTTCCACTAAGTTTTCATTTGGTGGTGGAGGGTTGAGTAAAACCTCTTCTAATTTTTTTAAATCCTCTTCACTTAGTCTCAATCTAGAAACTTCACCAACTAAATCACTTGCTTCAATTGTGTTTTCGGTTTTTGGATTCTCTTCTACAATTTCATTTTGTTTTTTTCTATCTTCTTCAGTAAATTTCACTAACATGTGTAAAAAAGAAAGTGATATCACCGGTAACATACCACCAGCAAAAAATGCTAAGAATCTTTTATGGCCAATAAAGTCAGTTGGTTCAACCCCCATATATTCAACTAAAGGTGAAACTAAATCAACCCAATCTTTAAATTGTTGAGAGTCAATGTTAATATATGTGTAGGCAAAAAATATGTTACCTATAAACTGAACTAAGGTTACAATTGCAAATGGAAAGTAAACTTTAGACCCCATATTCGCGGATATAGCCGCTAATGCAGATAATGCCGCAATTTCAATACCTATGGATAAATAAACTGACCACGTTACAGGGTTAGAAATACCATACCATGTTGTAACGTGCGAAATTGAAACTATTGCAACGGTTATGATTGGAACCAAAAACGCAGCAATAATTAATGTTTTATAATTTTTGTTAATCCAGTTTTTCATTTAAGACCTTTACTTATTTTATCTCTATCATTAATCCACTTGTTATGTAAATCCATCAATACAGGAGGTCTATTAATTTTTGAAACGTCGTCAATAACAGTGTTCAACGCATCAATCTGACCTTGATTATAAGATGTGGATTTATCTACCTCATTTTTCTTGGATATTTCTTCTAATTCTATTTCATGTTTTTTTTCTAAATCTTTAACATCACGAGACTTACCACAAGATTTAAAAAATAACAAAACCACTAACCCTATTAATAGTTTGGTTTTATGTTTCTTTAAAAATTCAATAATATTTTCCATATCTTTTTACTTTTATAAATAGTTTAATAGACCAAAACTTTCATTTCTTAGTTTTTTTATCGCCTTGTCTTTAAGTTGTCTGATTCTTTCTTTTGTACATCCAAATTCTTCACCTAAGTCTTCTAAATTTGATTCGGTACCAGTTAAACCAAAGTATTTTGTTATTATAATCCTTTCTCTATCATCCAAAATACCTAACATTAATTCAACTTTTTTCTTAATTTCTTCGGTAGAGTTGAGGAATTGTTCAGGTGATTCCGCGTTTTTATTTGGTATAACATCAATTAAAGTATCACCATCTTCATTAATTTCACTAAAAAGTCCAACACAATATGGTAGATTGTTTGATGGGTTATAGTTATTATCTTCAGACAATAAATAACTATCCTCTTCTAAAACCTCATCTTTCTTCTTTTTCTTTTGAGCTTCTTGTACTAAATTAGAGGGTATTCTAATTGTTCTGGCGTTTTCATTTAATGACGCCATTATTGATTGTCTAACCCACCATACGGCATAAGATATGAATTTTAAACCACTACTTGGGTTGAATTTTTCTGCTGCCTTGATTAAACCAATATTCCCCTCTGAAATTAAATCCATAATATCCATTCCTTGATTCTGATACATTTTTGCAACAGAAATTACAAATCGGAGATTACCTACAACCATCTCATTAAAGAGGTTGTTTTTTTGGGTTTTAGTTAAATTGGTTTTTTTTAGTTCTGTGAAAATTTCTTCTTGTCTCTCATGTGAGATTACAGGAATTTTTCTAATGTCTTTAATGTACTGTTGAATTTCCTCCGTACTTACGATGATGGATTTCTTCATAAATGTTTGGGTTTAGTTTTGTTTCTATAGATAAAAATAATGAAAATTTTTTAATTTTCAAAATTATCTAGAAAATACTTTTCCTCTTCGGTCAAACTTTCTAAACCTTTTTTTTCTATTTTCTCCAAAACTTCGTCCAAATCAAACACTTTACTACTTGGTTTAATATATTCAACCCTAATATTCATCTTTGATTCCTGTGGTTTGAATATAAAATCTTTTAATTTTTCAGGTAAATGTGCAGTAATAAGTTTGTCTAACGGATATAAAAAATAATACTTTATAGTGTCATTAATCATGAATTCTAACAACTCAGTTGATAATTTTTGTGGTTCTAACTCAGAATCAAATATAACAATTATATTATTATTATTTTCAATAACATATCTCAGAGTTTTTACGGCGGGGGAATTTGACATAACTTCCATACAGAAGTATTCTACTTCATCGTGGTCCTCGAATGTACCGTAAATAAAAAGTGTGTATGTTTTAGTTTCAGCCATTAAAATTTATTGTCTTTTGATTTAATTTTCCAATAAACACCACCTCCTATGTAAGGTGAAAATCTACCAATAGTACCATCAACAACTCTATTGTTTAATCCTAAATCAACTCTATAAATTTTATCACTTTTTGTTTTCATCATAACTCCAAACCCCATTGAATTAATAAAATCGTCTCTGTTTGCACTAAAATTAAATCCATAATAAAATTTATTTTTAGGGTCCTCAGGAATTCTAAGAGTATCATATAAAACCTGTTTTTTAATTTTTGAGTTTGTAATGTCTCTTTCAATTATTTTATTTTCAGATATTGTCTCATTTAAAACTAATGTCCCAACACCATTCGGTAATGTCAGTGTTTCAGAAATTTTATTTGTTGCGTAGAAGATTTTAAGAATGTTCGCGGTATCAACTTCCTGAACAACTTTAACCTCAACAGGAACTTCAACCTCTACGGGAACCTCAACTTCTACCTCAACCTCAATTTCCATTGGAATTGTATCATGAACAGGGTAGGGTATTGAATCTATTCTTGTTAGGTATTCGGTCCTATTAGGCATAATTCCTTTAGGATTACAATATTCCAACGCCACAATTATTAATAGTACTACTATTATAATATTTCTATATTCAAATATCTTTTTCATATTACTTTAAAAGTAGCATAGATGTTGCAACTACACCAACATAAGTTCCTACCTTAAAAAGAAAAGTCTTTCTTCTTTGACCTTTGAGTTCTTTTAAAAGACTTTCAGATTTTTGTCTTTCTAATGAAAACTGTTCGTCTTTCTTTAAAATTATTGTTTCTAAATTAGAAATTTTCTGATCCTTAAGTGTATCTTTTTGTTTAAATAGGTTTATTTGGTCATCTTTCAATGAGATAACTTTGTTTAATTCCTTTATTTCAACAATCGAACCATCTCCCTTAATTAAGTCTTTAATTACCAATTTTGCAACCGGTACTTTTAAAGGTACCAATGTATCAATATTGGTCTTTGTAACGTTCTGTGAAAAACTTTTCAAGGTCACTAAAGTTATAATTGTTAACAGAATCAATTTTTTCATTTGTTTGGTTTTTAATTATAGTTATGTTTTTTGTTACTTTACTAATATCTCCGTCGATATTTGTAAGTTCTTTATCGATTAAAACTATTTGTTCGGTTAATTTTTCATTCACCACTTGAACGGAATCAATCTCTTTCTGAATCATATCAATTTTTGTATTGTACGAATCTACGTCTGTTTTAATTCCATTCATTTGTAGGATAGAATAAGCCCCTAAAATAATTACGATAACTAATAAGATGTCTTGTTTATTAATTTTCATATGAATGTTTTATTATAAATATTTTAAAATAAATAAGGGGACTAAAAGTCCCCAAATTTTATACAAACATATTATGCAATTAACCAAATAACTATTTCTTTTTCACAACTTCATCAATTATACCGTATTTAACCCCTTCTTCAGCTGTTAACCAAAAATCTCGAGAAGCGTCCTCCATTACTTGTTCTTTTGTTTTATCACAATATCTACCAAGTAGTTCGAACAATCGTTCATTTTTCTTTTTCCACCATTTCATCGTGATTTCCGCATCTTGGATATTACCAACTGCACCTCCTGATGATTGGTGTAACATGATTTCGGAGTCTTCTAATGCCCCCCTTTTCCCTTTGGTACCCGCACCTAGCAGTACTGAACCCATAGATGCCGCCATTCCTGTACAAATAGTTCTTATATCTGATTTGATATACTCCATTACATTAACCATTGATAGGCCCGATTTAACAGACCCACCAGGACTGTCAATGTGCATAGTGATATCATTGTTGTCTAAACTATCCAAAAACATTAACTGAGCTTGGACGATAGTGGACATATGGTCATTTACTTCACCCGCAACCCAAATAATCCTTTCCATCATCAATCTTGAAAAGACATCCATAACAGTTACGTTCATTTGTCTTTCCTCAAGAATATATGGTGTTAAACTGCTCTCAATCAGTTTATTATACTGATGTAGTTTTAGGGACCCGATACCGTTATCTTTTGCGTATAGGTTAAAGTCTTTAATGTTTTTTAGTTCTGTCATATTGTTTTGTTTTTATCAAAAATACACAAAAAAAAATTAAAATCCAAATTAAGATATCTTAGTTGTTATATAATCTATTGATGATATATTTTCATCTTTTTTAATCATTATAATATTGTCAGACCAATTTCGTATTAAAGAATTATGTGATATGACTAAAATGTGTTCAAAATAATTTTTAATCTTTTTAAAGAACTCCCCAACCATTTCTAAATTCTCGTCTGCTATTTTACCAAAGACTTCATCCATAACAACAATATTCGGTTTAGGTAATGACGATATTTTCGTTAAAACACTACGAAGTGCTAATGATGAGATAGTTCTTTCATAACCTGAACCTGAATTTAATGGTTTGACAACTCTTGTTTCGGTATCAATCATCAAGAACTCAACTTCATTTTTATCATTAACATTTAATTCTAAAATAAAGTGACAACTATCGACTAATAAACGATATAGTTCTTGATTTAGAAGTGGTATCATGTTTTTCATAATAACTTTAGAAATACCGTTCTTACCATAAATGGTCAAGTATGTTTTAAACACGTTTGATAGTTCTTCTTCGGATTTAATTTTGGTGATAAGTTCGTTGTTAGTACTTACCTTATCATTCATAATAGTAATATTACTTTTATGTTTTTCAATTGAATTATTTGCAATCCTAATATCGGCGTTTGCGGTCTCAATTTGTGACCTCAAAGCAATTATCTCCCCGTCTATCTTTTGATTATCTTCTAATTTCTTTTTGTTGTCATCGTACCTATCTAACCTTAATTGTTTCGAATCAATTTCAAGTTGTTTTTGATCAACCTCCAATTCGTAACGAGCCTTACGTAATTTATTCCTTTCGTAATTCTCAAACTCAGATTTTAAATTATCAAACTTATTAGACTCTTCTTTTAAGTTATCGAATTTTTTCTGATTTAATTCAATTTCATTTAAGATTTCATTGACTTCATTTTTAAGATTTTCAATTTCATCTGTATGGTCGACTTCATCTAACGCCCTTTTACATGTTGGACAAATAGAACCTTCAGTTAGTTGTTTTATTAGTTTTTCTTTTTCTCCCTTTTCGTATTTGTATGCAACATCAATACCTTGTAAGTCCGCCATTCGACCCCTTAATTCCTTATGGTCATCTTCGTTATAGTATTTAGATGGTTCTTTTACATCTACACCATCAGCGTTTTTCTTACTATTATTTCTTTGAGTGATTAAATCGTCAATTTCTCTTTTAAGAAGAGTAGGATTGGTTTTTATTAATTCTTGGTCAACATCGTTGTTTCTTGAACTAAGGATTTCATCTTTCCTTGACTCTAACTCTTTAGAATGTTTATCTAATCTTTGTAATTCTAAATTAAGTCTCTCAATTTCATTTTCAGAATTGGTGATACTGTCTTGGTAATTTGTGTTATCAATTTCTAATTGAGTGATGTTATATGTGTTGGATACTAATTTCTTACTCCAATCATTATAAATGTTTTTAGCTATTTCTTCTTTGTTTCTTAAACTTTCAAGACCCAAGAACTTAGTTAGAATTTGACCTCTTGCCGTTGGTTTGGATTCTATCAACTGTTCTAAATTATTACCCGTTGTCATGATAGTAGATAAGAAATCCTCTTCACTTCCTATTGCAGACTCAATGAAAGTTTCGGTTTCTCTTCTTTGTTCTCCCGATAAGTTTTCAATCGTACCGTCTGGTTTCTTTTTATAAAACTCTAACTTACTACTTACATTGTATTCACCTTGTTTTGTTTTCTTACGTATAAGTTTTCTCTCAATTACATAATCATCACCATCGATTGTTATTTCACCTCGAACTAAAACTTCATCCTTATCTGAAAATTTGTTAAAAATTTCACCGGCTGTTTTTGTTTTGGTGGTTGAATTAAAAAATAAAAACATCAAGAGGTCCACAGAAGAGGTTGATTTTCCTCCGAAGTTTTTTGGTGTGGATTCAATTACAGTAATACCATCTAATTCGGTATAATCTATTTCATTGTTATCACCAAATGATAAAAAATTAGAAAACTGAATTTTTCTCACAAACCATTTGTTGTATCTAACTTTATTCTCGTTCAGTTTATCAATCTCACCATTAACTCTATTGTCCAACCTATCCACCAATTCCCATTTGGTTGTTATGTTATTTTCCTTGATGAAATCTTTCATCAAATTTTTCTGATATTGTTGGTCTAAAATATTATCAGATGCCTCTAATGATTCTAATTTAATATTAGACTTATCAACCAAACTTTTGGTAATAACTTGTATTGATTTGGTTTTATACTTGTCCTGAAAATATGATTTAACTCTCCTGATTTTTTCAGGTGTAAAATTTTCTGGTGTGTCTTCCCAAGTTACCTTAATAAATGGATTATTGTATTTCATATGATTTGTCAAGTGTCCAAACTCCGTTGATTAAATTGTACGTTTCTACGTCTTCTCTTCTAAATGATAACCAATCTTCGAGTTCATCACTATTATTTGGTTGAAATCTTGTTTTAATTACCTTGTTTGGGTTTCTAATTGTGTCAGGTCTGATTACAATCATTTGTGTGAAATCTTTATTTGCCCTTACAAAGATATTCTTATCAAATGATGGGTTTTCTTTTGTTTTACCATAGAAAGTGTAGATTTGCATCCAATATTTATGTTTTCTAATTGGGATGTTTATTGTTGGAAATCCAATATTAGATATCAAACAATATTTTTCATTTTCCCAAAAACAACCAGTCCAACCTCCACCTTCTACTTCTACACCTAGTAATGTTTCTGTAGTACCCGTTAAATCTATGACTTTCATATCATGTGGGGTCTCGTTCAATAATACCCCAAATTGATTATCAAAAAAATCTATGACCGCATTCCTAACGGGTCCATCATTAAAACTTGTTCCTCTTAAAAATGGCATTAAAGTTATTTTAGTCTATTTTCCTCGAAAAATTCGATTATGGCATTGATTGCCCAAACTGAACCAGCGGTAAACATGCCATCAAAAAATACACCCATTAACCAATGTACATTTAAGATATTACTAACCAATCCCCCTAAGACAAGTGACATAAAAAATCCAACCCACGTTGATGTACACAAAGTACAACTAACTAAGTCCCCAAAAAATTTTGAGTTTCTTTTTATAAATTCTCTTGTTGATTCGAAGATAGAACCCCATACAATAATTGAAGTCATTCCATATGCGGTAAAAACCCATAAAAATAATTTATCCATAATTTTAGTTTTATTATAATATAAGAAAAAAATCAACAATAAAAAACTTATTCCGAATATAAACTACCCAAATCACTATTTTTCATGTATCGGGCTTTGTTGAATTTATCAAGTGATTGGTTGATTTTTTCCAACTCCACTTTTAATTTTTCGTTTTCTTGTTTTAATTTATCAATTTCTTTTGTGTTCGTAACTTCTTTAATGACAGGAACCTCCACTTTAACCTCTTTGATAATTTCTTTTGTGATTACTTGAGTATCTCCTTTTATTTCAATAGGGACCTCCTTAATAATTTCTACAATTTTTTCAACAGGAACTTCTTTGATGACTTCTTTCTCTACAATTTTCTCAACAATAACTTCCTTTATTACTTCAATTGGAACTTCTTTGATAACTTCTTTCTCTATGATTTTTTGTTTACTTGCACTGATTGGTGTTTCGGGGTATTTTAATGAAGAAAACCCTTTTTTAAAGGTTTCCTTTGCAAGTTTTTCAATATCGTTAATGTTATTTAGTTGACAATAAAGAATAAATTCGTCATCTATGTCTATAGAGGTCTTTTTTTTCATTTAAGATTTGTGAGATATTCTCTGATTAAATACGTATCTCTATTTCTTTCGTTTTTTTGATCTGTAGTAAAGAAATTATGGAATATATAACTTTTATCATCCACAGATTCAGTGTAAATTTCATCTAAATTATTTCCTGTTAAATTAAATCTATCATGAAAAATCTTGATGTCATCTTCGTATAATGAAACTTGTAATTCATTACTAATTAATTCAATCCAACTATCACAAGCACCACTATTTGACCATCTACCTGTTATGTTAATCCACTCTTTTGGTATGATTGGAAATAACATTCTATTTGATTGTCTACAATATTCAGTATGATTAATCACCAACGGATTAACGACAAGAAATTTATTTTTGTATTTGTCCATTATTAAATCATAATTAGGACTTTCCATAATACAATCATCATTCCACAATAAAAGATAATCTCCGGTTGCAACACTAGCAGCGGTATTAACATAAAGATTTAAATTTCTATAATAGTGTCTCTCACTAACCAGTATTTTTATAAAAGATTTATCTGAAATGTATTCTTCTGTTTTTGAAATTGTCTCAACGTCATCATTATCCATAGTGACTAAAATTTCTAAATTATTCACATCTGAACATTTTTCAATTAAACTTTCTGTTGACTTAACAAATAAATCAAACCTTTTTCTTGTTGGATAAATGACGGTTAATTTCATTTTTTAATTTCCTACTTTAATATACTTTATATTCTCATCATTTAGATTGAGATATCTCCACACATCTATAACCGTTGATTCATTAGGGAATTTAAAATCTCTAAATTCAGAGTGTCTTGTTGCAATGAAATAAGTACCCTTTTCAAAATTAGGTTTATCGGAATCAATAAACGGATCATAATGAACAAATTCAACATTTTTTTCTTTTAACATATTACCCAACAATATTGCAGGGGAACCAAGTATTAAATTAGTTTCTTCTTTAAATGTCTTTCCTAAAATATAATAAGGACCTTCATGTTCTAATATCAAATTCGCTAAGAATTCTGTTTGATTTTCTCTAGCTTCCATAATATCTTCAAAAAAATTATGAGATAGATTAATCTTATCAGCTAACCAACTCATCGCAATATTATCTCGTGGGTGACAACCTCCACCATCTCCCATACCTCCACTCAAATATTTTGTAGATATAATTCTATTGTTCGCCAATTTCAAACCACCGAGTACCTCATCCACATTCGCACCTACTTTATGACACATTTCCATTAAAGTATTTGAGAACACTATCTTCATCCCAATAAATGTATTATAGGAAACTTTAATTAATTCTGCGTTTTTAATCTTGGTATTATAAACTGGTTTATCATGTATTGTTGCATAAAATTGTTTAACCGTTTCAACAATTTCTTCACGGTTAGTTCCAAATAAAACAAATTCAGGATTTAAAAAATCGTCTATGGTTGTACCCATCGCAATAAAATACGGATTATACCCCAATAAGAATTTTTCATTATTTTCTATGATTGGGAAAATTTCTCTTTCAATTGTACCTGGTAATACTGTCGAGATAATGATTACAATTTTAGAATTATCCTGATTACTAATTGTATCAGATAACGTTTTAATTCCATTTTTTAATGATTCATAATTAAAATCATCTCTCTTGTCTGGTATCCTCGTACAACCTTCATAAATGTATTCGTGTGGTGTTTGAATGGGTACAAATATGATATCACTATGTTTAACCACATCCTCAACAGATCCATAATTTATAGAATGATTTTGAAGTAATTCATCTGCTCCCTTTTCTCTATAAGGAATTACTTTATTTTCTAAAATGTCTTTGACTTCTGGGTTTATATCAAAACCCCATACTTGGTGTCCTTTTTCATTGATTGCCAGAGCACAAGGTAAACCGAGTTTACCTAATCCAATAAATCCAATATTCATATTATTTATTAATTAAAATTTCGTTTTCGGTTTCGATATCTTTAATATCGTTTATTGTAAAATGTAAAAAAGGTTGGTCATTTTGTAAATCATAAAATGAATATTCATCTTTTACTATATCATAAATACCATATCCATGATTTGTCACAGTTTCACCGAAATTTTGTTGGATTAGAGACCCAACCATAATACCTTTACCATTATTAGGTAATTTAAATTGTTGTCTTTTGTGTATATCACCACAAAGAAGTATATCCAAATCAACAAAGTTTAATCTGTCATACCCATCTTCGAATTGAAAACCCATATCGGTTGACATTCCTTGTACCACTCCGTGAAATAAACCGACATTAATTTCACCATCAATTGATTTTTCAAATTGTGGTCTTTCATTATGTTGATAAAGTGAATAAACCACCCAATTGATATTATCATCTTTATATACTCCACTATCTTTAAAATATTTGATATTTTTATTATCTAATAATTCAACAACAGGTGTAATACTGTCTACACGTTGTGTATTGTTTTCTAAGAAATCGTGGTTACCGGGTATAATGATGACTTTACCATACAAAGATAATTGGTTTAAAAACCAACTAGTTAAAAGTAATTGTTCATTAGAAATATTGATTTTTTGGTGTGCAATATCACCAGCAATTACAATACGAATTTCATCCCATTTAATACCTTCAGATGTCCATTTCGCACTATGTTCTCGTATTTCTTCAATTAATTTATCAAATTGTTTTTTATACAACTCATGTAATTGAATCGTTCTGATATGAATATCAGCGATATGTATAAGTTTTTTTACCATAATTAATATATTTCGTTATATCTAAATCCATTACCAATTTATTCACTTTTTGTGGTACTTTATACTCAACAAATGTCCCATCTTCTTTTAGTAGTACGATTACACACCCTAATAATTTTAGGTTTTCATATTTTGTACCTCTCAACATTTTTAACAATAATCTCGCATACAATGGAAGTTGTAAATAGTAATGACCTAATGCTGTATCGTGATATTCATTAAACGGTGAATACATCCTACCAGTGTAATGTTGAACTTCGAAGTTTTTTGGTTGATTTGTTTTCCAATCGGTAATTACCAAACCAAAATCTGTTTGCTCTTTATTCAACATTAACCAACATTTATCAGGTTGTCCTGTGTATCCTAATTCATTATCACCAAGAATAATTTCAGTATCCAATAATACCGCACCTCTTTCTTCCATCAGGGTTAAGAATTCTTTTCCAGCAACAATCATACTTTCACTCTTGGTTAATTGTGCTTCATCACACTCAAAGATTGGTTGTCTTACATCCTTATAATTTCCGTTTCTATGTATCGCCTCAATTTCAAGTTCAAAATGTACTCTACTTCCCATGTTAGTAGCATACTTACCTAAATCTTTCCATTGTTCTTGTAGTTGTGATGCCGCCTCAGGGTCACCATTACACATTCTAAGTGATGTACCTTCCACATCGAATGGTTTGTGGAATTTTTTAATTAATTTAGACACAGATGGGAATGTTTTTCTTAAAACACCCTCAGTATCTCTCATATAATAAATGTGTTCTTCCTCGACAAAAGATATGTCAAGTTCTTTTCTCCTTTGTTCTAAAAGTTCATTTATTTCTTTTGAAATTTCTTTTAAATTCATTAATCTAATTGTTTTATTTTATATTGACTTAAATCTCCTTTTAAGTCAGCAATATCATTATCACCTTCTAATTTGACTATCCAAACTTTACCCATTAATTTTCCACAATTTAATTTATGAAATAGTTTTTCGGCATCAGTCCACGCGTCGGGATCTAAAACTATAATAATCTTTTTCGCGGAATTATAAAGTCTATTGAAAAGATTCTGTGTCATATATTTCCCTAACATTGGTATTGAATTATCTAAGAATATGGAATCAAACGCACCCTCAACAATATAAATCGGTTCATCCCAATTTATTAAATGTTCATTCCATATTAAGTTTTCTTTATCCACCTCAGGGTTTTTATATTTCATTTTTGTTCTTGTCAAATAAGAACGAGCAATAAAATAATTCAAATTATCATTTAAGTCATAAGATGGAATGATAATCCTATTTTCATATAAACCTTCATGACAAAATCCAATATTATACTTTTGAATTTGTTGTTCGGTTATATTTCTACTTTTAATATAATTAAACGCTTGTTTATATTGTGGGGTTAATTTAAAACCAAATGTTACATCTTTGAATGGTATGAATTCTTTTGGTAATCTAAGTTGCTTGTATACTTTTTTGGGTGTGTCAGTATCTTCAGGTCTTAACAGTTGGTATTTCTTAAGTTGTCTCGATGTTCCGTATTTTTTAATTAATTTAAATAAGGAACCGTGAGTTTCGTGTGACTCAGCACAAACCCAACACTTATAAACATTATGTTTATAATTTATTTCTAAATTACCCTTACCATCTCCGTGTTCCAATCCTTTTACATCATACGAACAGACAGGACAATCAAAAGATATTTGACCTCGATAATCATTATGAAATTTATAATCACCGAAGACATCTTCTAAAATATCAATAACACCAGAGTAATCTACTTCTTGTTCCACCATAGTTAGAGATAATATATGAAAAAAATACCGTAAAAAAAAATCCCCCGGACACCACCCCGGGGGAACCAACTAAACATGTATTACTACACGTCCCGTCCTACTTAAATAAATATATGGTAAAAAAAATCTATTAAAAAATTTTAGTTGCCAAATTTTATTCTTGTTTAATCATGTTGATATAACCGATTACTGCAGTTGCAGCATCCGCCATATCATAATTTTCTTTTTTAAGGTTTCCTGTTTTACCGTACAACCAATTTACTTCAGGACAAACCGAATTTACGTGTTCCCAAATAACGTGTTTTTTGTCAATGTCTTTAGGATAACCACCAAATAATACATTCCTGTTCTTGTCATTTTTACCAACCAAGTCGGGAAATGCAAATTTTCTTGCGTTATATGTTGAAATAAATGTTGGTAGAATACCTAATATATCATAACAGTTTTTAAGAATTAATGTGTTATATCTTAAAAGTGTTCCGACTGTATAAATGTTATTTGACTGTAATAAAGGTTCCTCAATGATAACTCTCGTAATCCCCACATCTTTATACCCTTGAAGATGTTCTTTAAACGCATCCGCTTTTTTTATTAACTCTTCAATCTTATCTTCAGGTTGAGGTTTAATTTTCGGAGAAAAATGAGTTAGTTCAAGAAGTTTTGAACCCGTTATGTCAAATAATGCGAACCCAATAACTTTAGTTGAAATGTCTAAACCTAATATCTTAGGTGAACTTTTAAATTTTTCAATTTTATCTTTCATATTCTTCATAATATACCCATTTAAATCCTCCAGCAGTTTTACATTTTCCACTGCAACATTCGGATATGTGTCTTATTTTTAATTTTTTTTCAGTTTCATTAATTCCGAACCAAGTTTCAATATATTCACCTAATTTGGTTAATTGAACTATTTTCTTTTTTTCATTATTATGTCCCTCTGATAATGATTTTTTTCTTTCATCCGAAAGAATTAAACCTTTATTTGGGGATGTCCTTCCTTTTAATGATAATGATAGGTTTTTTCTATGAGAAAGTGAACGCTCTTTTCCGTTATTTAAATGTGGTATTGGTTTACCTTTTTTTGATTTAGACATTTTTAATTTACTAATTTCAGTATGTTTTCTTCCTTTAGTAGATGGTGGTTCATCTCCACCTTTGGTTCCATTAGTTAAATTACACCCTAAAAATTTAAAATATTCAATATAAAACATTTCCCAATATTGCCATTCATCGGTTTTCACTGAATCAATAATAATAATTTCGGGAATACAATTGTTCTTTAATAATTTTCTAATCCACCTATCTTTGTATGAATTGTGTAAATTAACTTCATTTATATGTCTTCTATGTCTGCGGTTAATGTCAACAGTTTTACCTATATATCGTAATTCATTTGTTATTGGTTCAATTAAACCATATATGTATGTTTTTTCTTTCATACATATAAATACATACAAAAAACAGTTTGTTGAGATATCTAACCCTAAACTTTAAAAATCTAATCTAATAGAAAAAACTTGAGTACCCGTTCTCTCAACTGGTATTGCAGATTTACTTTTAACTAAAACATCTTTATTTAAATCCAATAAGGTAATTTCAGTTATGTATTTTTTTGTACCAGTATGTGTTGGATTTTGAGTAGTTGTAAATTGTGTTGCAGGTAAGTTTACTAAGAAATTCATTTGTTCAACATCACTCGCTCTAACTAACCTAATACTACCAGGGAACGGTTGTTCGTCACCAAATTGAGAATCGGATGATGGGTCTGTTTGAAGATAATTTGAACCCATATATGTTTCTAAATCAAAAAACGGAGCACTATCAAATAAAGATTTGGTGATGGTAAATGTTGTTGATGTTATACCTGATAAAGTTGTGCCTCCCGCTTGTGTTGTAAAATCAATAATTTTCCATTCTAATGGATTAGGTAATCTATCCGTATTATCGGTTGTGTCCTGAACTAAAATAAAAAAACGTTTAGGTTTCAATTGTGATAAAAATCCATCTGCAGTAAAATAATTAAATGTATCACTATTAAATTTAACATTTATATTAGACGGATAATTTATTGTTGTACACGCGTCTCCGTCACCATCACTATCAGTTGTTATTTTTACATAATAGTTACAAGGTAATGTATTAAGTGGAGATGTTGAACCACTTGTCTCAGACATCATGTAAGTAACATAGAATGTTTGTCCTGTTGTACCTGATATTAATGAATTTGACGACGTTTCATTACTTGGTGCGGCGTTTATTCTTGGTGCACCTAATGTGTATTTCCTGTTACTTCTATAATCTAAAATGGCAACTAATTCTTGGTCATCAAATACAACTATTTTATTTTTAGGAAAAACTTTACCGACTTTATTTCCTTGTTCATCAATCAAATATCTAAACAATAAATCATGTCTATCATTCTTTGTTGACCTAACATAATAATCTGTTGTGTCCATATAAAACAACGCTCCATATGTTGTTCCTGTATTTCTGTGATAATAGATAAATGGAATATAAATTTCAAAATATTCGGTATCACTAATCTCATCACCGTTTCTGTCTTCAACTATTGAAATATCTTGTCCTGTTATACCTGTTTTATAACTGATATAATCATCGTATTTGTAAAATCTTTCAGGGTCATTAATTAAATCACCCAATTCTGAATAATGTATAATCGCAACACATCTTTGTTCTTTTGGTAAAACTTCAATCATCTCATTAAATGAGTTTAAAAATCCCGTACCAATATTTTTTGAACTAAATGGATTGATTGTTCCACCTGTTAAATTTTCAAATGTTTGTCCTGTAGACGTGTAACCTAAGAATTCTTTGGTTGAAACAAATCTATTACTTGTGTATCCTGACAATCCCTCATTTGTTCCGTTAACATCCGCACCTGTTGGTTTTTGACCCCAAACCACATTTAATGTCCATGCATTTTGTTGATCCATAGAATCTATTGGTGATGGTAAACATTCACCCAATACTTCATTTGGATATTCCATTTCACATTTGTTACAAATAACATTTATATTACCTGTTAACCCTGTGAAATTCGGAGTTAATCTATCTAAATTTAATGTGTTTCCTGAAATACTTTCAATTCTATAAATTAAACTACTTGAATTACCTGTTAAGATTGGTGGGATATCACAAAATTGATCAAATACAACGGTGATATATTCACAATTATTAAAACTTGAACCCGATACAACTTGAATTGATGTTCCTCCTGTCAATGAAGTGATACTAACAGTTTGTGTTTCACATTGTATTGTGGTTGATTTAACTGTTGGGTCTGAACACGATTCGAACTCATTATATTCTGAGATATATCCCGCGGGACCCATAACATTTCTTATTGTATATGTTGTAGATTGTTGAATTGGTGTACCGTATGTTGTACCACTTGTAGATGAATCTATCTTATATGGATATTTTATAGATGTTTCCTTATCAAATGGAGATAAAACTTTTTGATGTTTATTATCTCGATAACAACCATATATACCAGCAGCACTATTACATTCATTTAAGGAATTAAACGGCCCGAATATTTGGTTTAGATTATTATTATAATACCATTTTGATTGACCTGTCA